GGCCGCACTGCTCGGTGAGGACCTCGCCGACATCCCGAAGGACGCCAAGGGTCGGCCCGACAAGGAAGCGATCAGCGAGCTGATCGACGACCTGCTGGAGTCCGACCCGTACCTGGCCGTGCCCGCGAAGGGCGACACCGGCCGGCGGTTCCAGGGCGACGCCGACAGCGGAGCCCGCAAAAAGACGAAGAAGTCCGCGGCCAGCCTCGACGAGGCGATCGCGGCGAAGTTCGCCGGGAAGACCGGCGGCTGAACCCTAGGAGCCCGACATGCCCGTGACGCTCGCGCAGGCGAAGCTGAACGCTACGGACGACATCGACACCCAGGTGATCGACGAGTTCGCCAAGAACAACTACATCCTCCAGACCCTCACGTTCGACAACGTGGTGAACCAGGCCGGTGCCGGGGCGACCCTGACCTACGGCTACACGCGGCTGATCTCGCAGGCGGACGCGGCATTCCGTGCGATCAACAGCGAGTACACGCCCGCCGAGGTCACCAAGCAGCGCTACACCGTCGACCTGAAGCCGCTGGGTGGGTCCTTCCAGATCGACCGCGTCCTGAACCGGGTCGCCGCAGCGGCCGAGACGTCGCTGCAGATGAGGCAGAAGATCAAGGCGACGAACGCGAAGTTCAACGACGCCGTGATCAACGGCGACAGCGCCGTGGACGCCAACAGCTTCGACGGCCTGTCCAAGTCGCTGACGTCCTCCACCACGGAGATCGGCGTGGCCACGTCCACAGACTGGCGCGGTGCCACCATCGGCGCCGATCTCGGCAAGGCCAACGACGCCCTGGACGCCCTCGACGCCTGGCTGGCGCTGCTGGACGGCACCCCGGACGCGATCCTCGGGAACATCGACTCGATCGCGCGGATCCGCTCCCTGGCCCGCCGCGCCGGGTACTTCGACCGGTCCACCAGCGCCGACTTCGGATCCCAGGTCGAGACCTACCGAGGGATCCCCTTCGTCGACCTGGGCAACAAGGCCGGATCGAACACCATGGTCATCCCGACCACGTCCAAGACCGTGGCGACCGTCGCGGGCAACTACAGCGACATCTACGCGGTCCGCTTCGGCCTGGACGGCTTCCACGGCGTGTCCATGGCCGACGCTCCGCTGGTCCAGACGTGGCTCCCCGACTTCACCACGTCCGGCGCCGTCAAGACCGGCGAAGTCGAGCTGGGCCCGGCCGCAGTGGCCTTGAAGGCCACGAAGTCCGCGGCCGTCTTCCGCAACATCCTCGTGCGCTGATCGGAGACGACACCCATGGCACGCATCACCACCCCCGTTCCCGGCTACAGCGGCCCCGGCCCGGCCGGGGTCATGTTCCAGGACGGCGAGGGTCACTCGAAGGACCCGGCCGTCCTGGACTACTGCCGCTCGGCCGGATACGGCATCGACGACGAGCCGCCCGCGCGCAAGCAGCCGCAGGTGCCCGACCCGCGCGAGGTCACCGGTCCCGTCCACGTCGGGGCACCGGCCCGGGACGCCGCGGTCGACCCGCGACCGGGCGACTTCCGGCCGCCGGTGAACGCCGGGGACGCGAACCCGCACGGGCCCGAGGTGTACGCCCCGGGTCTGCCCGGCGGCGGCCACCAGCCGCTCGCGCCCGCCCAGGTCAAGCACGACGATGACGAGCGGGAGGGCGGCCCGGATCCCAAGCCCGTTCAGTCGGCGCCCGTCGCCGATTGGCGGGCCTACGCACTCACCCAGGTCGACAACGACCCGCAGGCCCACGCCGAGATCGAGAAGATGACCAAGGCGGAGCTGATCAAGCAGTACGGGAGCTGATCGACGATGGCGCTGGGGCCGTTCGCCACCGCGGCCGATCTGCGGATCGGCCGTCCCCTGACCGAGGTGGAGGAGGAGCAGGCCAACCGGCTGCTGGCGGACGCCTCGCACCTGATCAGGATGACGGCCGGTTACCAGCAGATCAGCCGCGTGGACAACGACACGGTCACCCTGCGCGGCTCCGGCACGGCCGTGCTGAAGCTGCCGCAGCGGCCCGTCCACGACGTCACGGCCGTCGCGGGCCTGGCCTCCACCTGGTGGAAGTGGGACGGCGGCGACCTGCTCACCCGCTACGACGGCTGCCTGTGGGACGGGCCCGTGACCGTGACGTACTCGCACGGCTTCGACACCGACGACATCGCCTATCAGGTCGCCGTGTCGGTGGCCTGCGACGCCGTCAAGCGCGTGCTTCTGAACCCGGACCTGGTCAAGCAGCGGGCCATCGACGACTACTCGGAGACCCTCATGGACGCGCGCGCATCGCTCATGGGCGCCGAGCGGGACACGATCCGGGAGGCCTTCGGGGTGGCCGGGTGGGGGGTCACGTCGTGAACCTGGACAGTGTCCTGGCCGCCGGCCGGGCGGCGGCCAGGGCCCGCATGAGGGACACGGTGCGCCTGTACTCGCAGGCCCCCGACACCTTTGACCGGGTCACCGGCACCACGGTGCCCGGCGTGCAGACGACGCTGTACGAGGGCGCGGGACGCGTCAAGCCGGTCGCCCAGGCGTCCGGGGAGGAAACCCAGGCGGCCGAGCGCGAGGTGCGGCTGCTGGAGTACGAGGTGTCCCTGCCCTGGGAGACCTCGCTGCCCGACGGGACGCGCGTCGTACCCGGCATGCGGCTCGAGGTCACGGCGTCCCGGGACGCGCGCATGGCCGGCCTCGTGCTGTGGGTCACCGGCGCCCAGTTCAGCGACCAGGCGACCGCCTGGCGCCTGATGACGGAGGACCGGTCATGAGCGCACGATTCGACATGAGCGACGTGCGGCGCCTGGAGCGTCACCTGGCGCGTGTCGTCCCGCAGGCGAGGCGGGACACCCGGGCGGTCGTGATGCGCGGCGCCGTGAACATCAAGAACGGCTGGCGGGCCAACGCGAGGGCGACGTCGGGCAAGCATGCCCGGCACTACCCGCGCACCGTCGGCTTCGACATCGCCGCCCTTGGCCCCGACCTGTGGATGGCGACCATCGGCCCCGACAAGGGCGCCGTCCAGGGCGCGCTGGGCAACCTGCTGGAGTACGGCTCCGTGAAGAACCCGCCGCACAACGACGGCGGAAGGGCGCTCGCCGCGGAGCTGCCCGCCTTCGAGGCGCAGCTGGCGCTGATCGCCGATCGCGGACTGGCCTGGTGGTGAGATGACCACACCCGTGCCCGATGTCCTGCCGCACATGGACGCGGTCCAGGATGCGCTGGAGACCGCCGGCCTGACCGTCTACCTCGGCGGGACGCCCGGCGGGAACTGGGCGCCTCCGGACAAGTTCTGCGTCCTGCACCCGGACCCGGGGCAGGCGGTGCGGTCCTCGCTCGCCGACGACCGCACCGGCCTCGACGCGCTCATGCAGGTGACCTGTGTGGGCAGCGACGTCGTGCGGGCCCTGTGGGTGGCTGGGAAGGTCCGGCAGGCCCTCGCCGTGCCGCTGGTCGTCGAGGGCCGTTCCTGCTGGCCGGCCGAGGACCTCGGCGGGCCCCCGGTCCAGCGGGACGACGACGTCAACCCGCCCGTCTTCTTCGTGCCGGTCCAGTACCGGATCTGCTCGACACCCGCCTGATGGAGGACCCATGGCAACTCTGGCAACCCAGACGATCGCGCTGTCCGGACTGGCGCCCACCTACGCCGCCGCGGCCGGCGGCGGCGACAAGTGCGAGGTCGGCGACCGCCAGTTCCTGCACGTCAAGAACGGCTCCGGCGCGCCCATCACGGTGACCCTGACGGCCACCGCGGCGGTCCGCGGGCAGGCCGTCGGCAACGTCACCGTGTCCGTCCCGGCGTCCGGCGAACGGATGATCGGCCCGCTGAGCGCCGACCTGCTGCAGAACGCGTCCGACGGCCTGTGCGCCATCGGCTACAGCTCCGCGACGACCGTGACGGTCGCCTCCCTGCGGATCTGACCGCCCCCTTTCCCAGCCCTGTGCCGTTGGCCGGGGCTTTTCTCATGCCCTGGAGGGCCTCATGGGTGACCTGATCTCCGACGGCAAGACCCGCGTGGCGTGGGTGCCGTCCCTCGCCAACCTGAATGCTCCGACCGTGGCGGAGCTCAATGCCGGGGCCGACTACACCAAGCGGATCACGCCGGACGGGCTGAAGCTGGACCCGTCCACCGCAGACGTCGACACCGGCTCTCTGGCGAGCAAGTTCGACACCGCGACGGTCGGGCGCGTGAAATTCGAGACGGAGCTGACCTTCAAGCGCGGCGACAACCCGACCGACGACGCCCCGTTCACGACCCTGAAGTACGGCGTCTCCGGCATCCTCGTGGTGCGCCGCGGCGTCGAGTACACGACCGCGTGGACGGTCGGGCAGAAGGTGGAGACGTACCCGATCACCTGTGGTGAGCCGCAGAACGTCTCTCCGGCGCCGAACGAGGTGGCGAAGTTCGTGTCTCCGATGAAGGTCACCGACCAGCCGGCGACGTCCGCGACGGTCGCCTGATGGGGAACAGCATCGAGGACATCCTGAAGAAGGCCAGGGCGCGCGAGAAGACCGTGCACATCTGCCTCGCCGGTGACCTCGCCGGCGAGGCAGAGCGGCTCTCCGATGAGCTGGCGCGGGTCTCCGAGGACTGGCAGCCGGCCGACATGACCGACGTGCACCCGGGCCGGAAGGTCGCAGCCGACCTGAAGGCTGTCCAGGAGCAGGTGAAAGCCGCTCAGGAGCCGTTCACGTTCCGGTACATCGGCGACCGCGCGTACAGCGACCTGCTGGCCGCGCACCCGTCGGAGAAGGAAGAGGAGCTGTTCGACGAGGCGACCTTCAAGCCCGCGCTGATCGCGGCCTCATGCGTCCAGCCGGAGATGACCGTCGTGGACACGCTGAGACTGTTCGAGGTCATCAACGAGGGCGAGATCAGGAAGCTGTTCGAGGCGGCGTGGGAGGTCCATCACGCCTCGGACATCGTCCCTTTCTCACTGGCCGCCTCCGCACTCCTGGCGGGCCTTGGCGGCGAGAGCTAGAGACCGCTCGGGCGTGGGGGGTGCCCCGCTCGGTCTTCCTGGGTCGCGTGGTCGCCGAGGGCGAACCGCTGTGGCTTCCGGATGACCGGGCGTGGGCCCGCGCCCTCGCCGAGGTCGAGGCCGACGCCTGCCCGGACTGCGGGCAGCGCTGGGGTGAGGCCACCGCCAAGGAGAACGAGTTTGCCTACGACGCCCACCTGATCCGCTGCCACGCGTGCGCCGCCTCGGCCGCGGTGGTGCGCGCCCGTCAGGACAAGGGCGGGTCGACCGACGGACTGCACGTCCACCTCGAACGCCGAAAAGACGGGGGGTGGTGATCCGTGGTCACCCGTACCGTGAACGTCCGGCTGCGCGCGGACATCAACCAGTACACGCGCTCGATGCGCACGGCGGCCCGCAGTACCTCGCAGGTCGCCAACGCCGGCGCCGTGGTGGGCACCGCGATGCTCGCAGGGTTCGCTGTTGCCGCGGCCTCGGCGGCGAAGTTCGACAAGGAGCTGTCGAACGTGCGCGCCGTGACCGGGGCGACCGGCGCGGAGATGGGCAAGCTGCGGGCCGCGGCGCTGGAGGCCGGCAAGACCACCTCGTTCACGGCGACCGAGGCGGCCCGCGCGGAGGCGGAGCTGGCGCGCGCGGGTATCTCGACGGCGGACATCATCGGCGGCGCCCTGAAGGGCTCGCTGGCGCTGGCCGCGGCCGGGCAGGTCGACCTCACCGAAGCGGCCGTCGTGTCCGCGCAGGCGATGAACACCTTCGGCCTGGCGGGCAAGGACGTCACGCACATCGCCGACCTGCTCGCCGCGGGCGCGAACAAGTCCGCGGCCGACGTGCACGGCCTGTCGATGTCGCTGCGGATGGGCGGCCTGCTCGCCCACCAGACCGGCCTGTCCATCGAGGACACCGTCGGCACCCTGGCCGCGTTCGCCGACCACGCCCTGATCGGCTCGGACGCCGGTACCTCGCTGAAGGTGATGCTCCAGCGCCTGGTCCCGCAGTCCAAGGAAGCCGCCCAGATGATGGCGGAGATCGGGTTCTCCGCCTACGACAGCAAGGGCGAGTTCGTTGGCCTGTCCGAGATGGCCGGCCGGATGAAGGCGTCCTTCTCGAAGCTCACCCCCGAGGCCCGCAACTCCGCCATGGCGACGATCTTCGGTGCGGACGCGGTGCGCTCGGCGACGATCCTCTACGAGCTGGGCTCGGAGGGCATCAACCGGTACGTCAAGTCCGTGAACGACCAGGGCGCCGCGGGCCGCATGGCGTCCGTCCAGACGGACAACCTGATCGGCGACCTGGAGCGCCTGCGCGGTGCGATCGAGGTCGCTCTCATCGAGGGCGGCTCGTCGGCCAACGGCGCCCTGCGCGGCATGACGCAGTGGATCACCCGCGTCGTGAACGCCTACAACAGCCTCTCGCCCGAGATGCAGCACGCCGTCACCCTGTTCACCGGGATCGGGGGCGCG